GTTGGTGACATTGATTTTACTCAATTTATGGCTGATAATTTTGCTGTTGGTGCATTGACCATCACACCGTCATACTACGTCCCTGCTGGTAGTGCTCGTATATTTGCTGCACGCCGACTGCGTGACCATGCCGAGGTAAGCGGTAACAGTCCTGACATGGCTCATACAGAATACTTTACTGGTAACGCACTAACAACTATTCACTCAAGATACAGTAGACCACAACTCACTCCAATGCCTATACCTCGTATGGGTCATCACTTTGTCAATGCTACCATGCCAATGATGCCGGGTCATTGGGCGCATCCAGCCTATCAAGGATTATACGAAAAAGCGAACAGCGACCATTTAGCGTTAGTGCGTGACGAAGATTATACGACACTGGCTGACAACTTGGTCGAGGTAGACGGTACAACAAACAATCAAACCTCTGTTTCTACGGCAGTTAAAGACAGGTTATTCCCACTCAACCCAGCACTGAGAGTAGGTTCACTCACAGCCAATCCGTCAGGCCCAAGCGACATTCACGGTGGTGCATTTACGCTAATGTTTGAGACAAAAATCAAGTATGACGGCTACGGTATACTTGCGTCAAAAGGTACTGCTGGAGATATGAACAAGGCTGGTGGTCACTCGATTGTCCTTGAGGCTGGTGGTAACTATACTCAGGCTAACCACTTCCCTGACCCTGCCGAAGTTGGTGCGTATCAAATCGTCATTCAGCCAAACTTACGCTCGCAACAGGTAACTGGATTCCACTTGAACAACTCTTCAGCAACTACTCTACCCGATGTTTCCACTCCTTCAAACAACACTGCTGTTCTTACCAGTCAGCAAGTGAGTCTCGTCATCGGTATCAAGTACGACGAAGAACGACACTCAACCTTGACAGACGGTGCTAACATTGGTGGTGTCACGCTTATTCTTGCTGAGGCTACGCTGGCTGACGTAAGAGGCTGTGAGATATTCTTGAATGAGGTCATCCTTGACCACGACCCTGACCACGGTAGTCAGTTGGCTAACATTCCACCAATGCTGCTTTATAATCCACTTGGAGTTCAAGGGTCGGAAAGTCCTTCGTTTACAAGGCGAGGTCATCCATATCACCCGACAACTCCTGACGTAGCGTTCAAAGACGCTACACCCGGCTTTACTACAAGCATACCGTGGTGGAGTATTATGCATCAAGGCACTCCGTCTGACGCATCGGCTGTTGGTTTCAGACACCTTTCTTTGTATCGTATCGACAACTATTATCAGTTCTGTCGAGCAAGTTATGGTGCAGTCGCTGCTCAATTGACGTTGGCTGGTTACCCAAGTATCTATCCTGACATCTACTCCAAGATTATGGAGAACGTAAGCCTCGCTCCTACATGTAAGGTCGTCGGAGCGCATTCTTCAGCGACTGCTATCCAAGTTGATGACGCTTCTCTGTTCCCTGAAAAACCGTATTACGAACAAAAACTGCAATACATTGACTCTTCTACGGGAAAAACTGTATCGTTTAGTTATACAACTCGGCAAGGCTTGAGTCACAGTTCAGCGACCATGAATGAGCCTGATGTGTTTCATCTACCAACGGGAGTTACCATAGCCGATGGCACAAAACTAACACTGAGTAAATCATATTCTACAAAATCAGTAAACGACATCTTCACTAAAGATAACGAAAGTGTTTTGACCAAAAATCTCAGTCAGTTGCTTACAGGAACGAGAGACACAAACAGTCTTTTCTCAACTGACTCATATCTATGTGCTTGGAGTCCTAACTTGGGTCGGCCTCATACATTCTACTCAGATGCCAGCCGAACTTGGATTACAAACGGTGACAATCATACATTAGACAGAGCCGTTAATAACGCCGCATACAACAGTATGCCACAGCACTTTGAGACAATTCACTACCAAGATGTCAATTATACAGCAAGTCACGGCCCACTTACATTACAAATGAAGACACCTGTTCCACCTAAAGCACTTGCTGGGACTGTTAGTTCGGTTACAACTACAACTGTTACCGTTATCACAATGAGTGACACAGTTACTGGGGTGAGCAACCAAGATGTCTTGTTTGCTAATGGGCGAGTTCTTGGTAGAGTAAACGGCGTTAGTGGTGCAGACATCACTCTTTACTCTGAGATATTTGAGAGTAATCTTGCGGCAGGTGACAAGGTATACCTTGATGGTGATGGTGAAATTCTAAGCGGTACAGACATCAACTCCATCAGTGGTTTGTCGGCTCAAGGTGGGGCTTACATGCTTACCAATTACTGGCCTTGCGGCAGTCGTGGTGGGCCACTGATTAGTCGATTAGACGGTTACGCTATGTCATCAGCAGCGTGGCACGTTCCACAAAGTTACGCACATAATGCTGGTATACATTGGAAAGATGACGATGATGACGGTAGTTATGCGGTTGCTAATGGTGTGAGCACTACTTCACTTAGCAGTATACGAACATATCCGTTTGGTTATCGTTTCGGACTACGACAGGCTTGGAACAGACCTCAATGGGGTCATTATGGTATGCGAGCATTCCAAGAGCAAGCCACACACTCAGGTGCAAGCAATCTTGCTGTTGGTTACAAAGCAGGGCCACTGGTTGAGTATGAAACTATAACAAGTAACGGGTGGCTTTACGCTGGCGGAGACAGCACACAAAGCAGTACCAACCTACCGACTACCTATGTTGGTATTCTTGAGCGTGGAACAACTGCTGCTGGTATGCTGAATGCCGACAAATACGAATGGCAGGTGCGTTACAGCGATGGACGACGAATGACGAGAGGATTTGGATGCGCTCTACGCACTTTGAAGAATGCCAGCACTGTGATACGAGATTGGTGGGGCGATTCCGCTGGTATGGGTAAGAACTTCTACAAAGATGCTGTATCGTATTATCTCATCGACTGGTGGGGTAACACTCGTGGTGAGGATATTAGGCGTATGCCTGTTCGTAGTTTTGGTATCAATCCATCATGGGATGCTGGAGATGCATACGAGTATGATAGAACTAATGATAGAACACCTTACGCCCGTATATGGAACAATAACAAGCCTATCTTCAATCTCAAGGGAATAGCCGCTGACTCAGATACATCATCGGGTGCAGTATTAGCATCTCCAACGGTTACAATACCTCGCTTTGGTGGTAGAAAGAACACTGGTAACAACAATGCAGACACCACGTTGGTCGATGTGTTTGCTCCTACCAACGCACTACGAGTAGGAGACATGGGTAACGGACGTGGTGTACGATTCCCAACACAATTCAATGAGGACAGACTGGTTGAACTCAGTGCAGTGTACCAAAACTCAGGTGTTGTCTTATCAAGCAACACTGCTGAACCTACATTCGGTCAAGGCTTGATTCGACCAAGAAACGATGCACTACAACCAAGTGAAATTGTCAGAGGTATTAGTGCTCGGTTGGAAGTCGATGAGGACGGACTACTCAAACCTGAAGCAACAGTCAGCGACAAGGTAGAATCCATCAGCGGGACATCGGTTCACAAGGATGCTGTTTCTCGCTCGTCACCACGAATTGGTATCGACGGAGACACCGTAGAATCCTTGACTGGCAGCAACGCCAACATGGTAGCCATCAACTCAGAAGCACACAGTCTACACACTAACAGAGGTGTGGGTCAGAGAGTTGTGCTACATGGTGGTATGCAGTCAGGCTCTCAAACGCTTGGCGACTACGACCTGACAGCCTTGTCCTTCGCTGCTCAGCCTCATGGTGGTGTGATGCGATTCAGCCACACAAGTAACTTCAAGCCTATGGGTGGAACTTACATCTTGGAGGCTCGTAGTTTCGCCAGTCCATTCGATGATACAGGTTGGGGACGAAGTGGTATGAGTGGTACAAAGACAAGCAACCCATACCAAACAACAAGTTCAGTAGCCAGTCAGACAAACATGGCTGATGATTCAGTGCAGTTTATGCTGCGACCTATACGACTCCTCGACAACCAACACATAGCGGTATTCAGACCAGCATTGGCTTTGCACACTGATAGCAAGCAAAACGGTAGCACTGCGTTCACTGCTACTGCTGGTGGTAAGTATGGAATGTTTACCTACTCAACTCCAAACGGTAGAGCAAGCAGCGGGTCATACATGCGTGCTACCAATCCTAACACATCAGCGCCATACCAACCAGTGTATCTTGTTGAGAGCAGTAGCGACACTGTGCCAGTATCGAAAGGGCCGAAGTTACCGGGAACAGAGGTTACTGGCTTTGATAAGACGACACTGAAGAGCACTGTTACTCGACTTGTCATCAGTGAAAACACATTACAGCACTTCAAGAGTGATGCTCCAAGAAGAACTGGTGAGAGTAAAGACTACACCGTCAAACCAAGATTCAGTCAATCGTTGCACAGCAAGGGACATAAGGAAGATGTATCGTTCAATACATCAGACCACAGTGGTGATGCATGATGGGTTTACTCAAGGACAAGCGAGCAACAGCCGACACGGATGTTGTGATGAAGGCGGTGCGTAAACCAAAGTTTGTGGACAACGCCCTTCATCTTGGTGAGTATACACCACAGAAGAACTTGGAGAAGAAGGTCACGGTGAGGCAACGCAAAACCACCACCTATGCTGTCTCTACACCACACACTTACACCATGACAGAACTACAGGATTCTGTTATCCTAAAACACACAGGCACGCATGGGCGAAACTACGAAGGCTCTGTGGTTTACTTAGGTTCAAGCATTACCAGTGACAGCGATAAAAACAAACCAGTGCTGCTTTATGGTAAGGGTGTCGATAGTGAAAGACTGCGAACATCTTCAGTTGTTAATAGTGGCACTGGAACCACTTTTGCTGTAAGAAACATGAAGGGTAAGACACTTAGTAAACTGGGTTTTTCTCAAACACAGGCTCACTTCGGACAACCAATTGATGCTGGCTTAAGAACAACAGACTTGGCTATACGCATCAGCAGAGACATCGCTGATTCTCTTACGTCTGTAAACATCGCACTGCCATTGAGTCCAAGCAATTCTCAAGTTGATAGAAGACTACACAGCAACAGTTTCGTTGGTGTAGACTTTCATGGTATTACGCTTGTTGATGCTCTACGGTTCATTAGCCGTCATGATGGCCGAGTCATCCACTTTGACAGGTTTGGTAACTTGCTTTACGTCCCATTCCAGTTTGAGGAGAAGAGTCGATTTATCGACCACTATGCTCGTACTGGCCCAGCAATCAATAACCCAATTGAAAACATATCGAACAGAGTAATTGTAGAGGGTCTACCAACGGCTGTAAACGATACTGCGTTTGCTGAAGTAAACAACTCAGAAAAACAGTCAGGTCGGGCTGGTGAGGTGTTAGAGGAACCACAGATTGTTGGTGACTTCACTGTTCGTAGTAACGAACAAGCAAGAGAGACTGGTCGTAACATACTGAAAGCAAATGCAGTCATGCTTGGTAACCTCACGAGCGCAGGTCATCCGAATAGTTGGGACTTGCGACCCGGTATGATTATCGAGTATAATGGACAAAGAAAAATCTTAGTCGAAGTAAGACATAAATTCTCTCAAAACGTCGCTGACCTTGTATTCCTGAGTGTAGACAGTGGCGTTGAAGGCGTTCTACAGGGTATACTTCAAGGTACTAAAAATTCTGGTGACCAAGTTGATAGCATCGAGCAGATTCTTGAGAAGAACATGGCTCTGTTTGGCGATGTTGAAATTGTTTCAGTCGTCGTAACAGAGATTGTTGGACACGGTGTATCAGGCGATGGTTTCATCATAGGGAGAGGTATGGGTAGAGGTGTGGTCGGCGTTGCTACTGGTGAAAAAGTCGGTGGTAGCAAGACTGCTAAATTTACAGAGAGGGGTGAGTGAATGCCAGTATCAAATCATGTAAGACGGTTGTTGATTGAAACGATTGCTGATAACATCAATGAAATGGTCATTGGCTTCGACGGTAACCCTGCTACGAAAAGTGATGGTGCTGCTGGTAGACCCGCCAAGGTTGTCAATCCTACAGTGCGTATCGTAAGCGATTCTTCACTACTGGTTGAAGGATTCTTAGACGCATCTCATTCCTTCAACGAATCGCTCAAAGAAGTCTTCATTCAATTCAGAGGCACACTCAGCACTATTCCAATAGCGAGACACACCATAGCATCGTTTACAAAAACAAAATCAAACGAGATACGAATACAAATACTCATTGAGGTGAAATAATGGCCGACAATCCAATATCAGGACACACAGCAGGGGCAAACGATGGGCTACGAGACGGTGACCACATCCTATCTCCGTCACTAACGAACATCTACGAAGGACTACACGGTAACGGTGTACTCAACGCACACGATACAGCCTTTGGTAGCAGTGATAGAAACACTCCTACAAGCCTACCCGGTGCGGTAAGTGGTAGTAATCATCAAGTCACAATTAAGGCTTGTAGCGTTATTCTTGATGGTGTACCTTACACTATTGATAATGGGTCAGGTGGTGATGTCACTATCAACTTAACAGATAGCACAACAGGAGGCTCAGCATTCCTTGCAGGTACAACCACTAACGCCTTGACATCAGGAAAGGAGTGTTTGTTCGTCATTGTAGCAACTTCTTTGGGTGCGAAGTTTGTTCAAACTACACCCGTTACAACTGCCGCTGGTGCATACTCAGACATATCAGGTTCAATAGCAGATGCTTACTTGAAAATGAGTGGTGTCAGTGCTGCTTCAAATAAGCAAACTGTGGTCTTGGCTACTGTCAGGGCTACGTTTAACAGTGGCGCTGCTGCTGCGAATGACCTCAAACTCACACTTTCTGAAATCAACGACAAGCGAGTATTTGTCCGACCTTCGCCGTTCTATTTGTCTCCCGTAACTACGGGTGCGGTGGGTTCGACAAACCACTTGAACACACATACTGCTTTGGAGGACATTCACGGCACTGGTGAAGAAGGAGACTTTGGTAGCAACGGTGTTATGTGGTTGTCGTATAACGAAGATGACAACTTACCAAACCTCTACTTCAGTGCTAAGGATGGGTCGAACCGTCACACACATTTGCTTGGGCCTAATCGCATTAAAGCACTGACTGCGAGTCTTGCTTTTGAGTTCGATGATGCACAAGTATTCACTTTTACTGGTGGTAGCGCTAAGTCTTTGACTCCGACAGGAACATTCCCTCCCGGTCACACAGTTATTGTGAGTAACGCAGGTGCTGGTGTTGTTACCTTTGACCCCAGTGGGTTGAATATAGGGCTGGCTAACACCGAGGCGGTTATGTTCGTATACAACGGCACTGCTTGGGTCAAGGTGATTCACAGTTCTACAGTCACCCACATAGCAAGCGGAGCAACTGGTTTAGTTCAGTTGTCAGATGGTGCGGGTAGTCATACAAGCGATG